TCCCCGCCGAATACAGCTCCCTATATTCTACAGGAATTTCACGAAACATTAAATTCCAGCACGACACTCCACTGTGGAATTTAACTTTTCATTTAACTTATTGATAAAATTGCTTTTAAAACATTATCTAAAATCATTGCATATTATGGAAAACGGAGTATAATTTAGAAAAGAGTAATATTTTGCCATTATAATTTAAGAAAGAAGGAATATATAAAATGAAAAAAAGAATACAAACTATATTTTGTTGTATTCTAATTATACTAATATCAATATCATTAATTAGTTGCAACGAAAACGCAGATGAAGCATCTATTGATGATATAACCATAGCACAAGCTTTAGATGGAGCAGGTAGTGATTTAGAGATAAGTACAATAGAATACGGTAGCACAATTGTAACGGATTCTACTGTTTCTACTTCTGTTAACTCTGATTCTACAAGTACAGATTCAAGTGCGACTACAACAACATCAACACCTACACCAGCCACAAGTAGTAATCAAACCGTTGTTACGTCTAATACAACTACAACTACACCAGCAGTGTCATCAACAATTACACCTTATGTTTCTAAATTAGTACTTCCAACTGAATATAATGGACATAAATTATATAATTCATACAGTATAAAATTGTTAACGACAATTGGAGTTACTATTATAAACCAACAATATTATTATGATGACAATAACCAAATTGTTAATTATAAAAAGATTCAAAAAAATTATGCACCTAACCGCTCTGTTGATGATGAAGCAAGCACATGTGCTATGTTGCAAGAGACCCCAGCATATTATTCATCGGCAGTTATTTATTTTTGGAATAACGTAACAACAATGACGGAAGATCCGTATTATATAAGTATATATTTTAACGAAATATCGTCAAAAAAAGTTTCTATAACAAAATATTATTACGATATTGTTAATGGACATGCTAGTCAAGTTGGGGAAGACATTTATATTAACTTCGACAACAGCAAATCATCTCATATAGATATGAAATCAGCAGTTCCAGAAGCATATTATAAAACAGTTTTTATGATATGGGACGCAGAAAATTAAATTTCATAAAGCGTAAAAAATAGGGTAGTAAGAAATTAATCTTATTACCCTATATATTTTATATTAAGTTATTATATAATGTTTATATATTATATACTTCATGCGACAAAGAAATAAAAATATAAAAGTATTACTTATATTTACCATTGAAATTTATTCCAATAAAGTATATAATATGTAAAAATATAATATATTTTAAAAAGGAAGAGATTATAATGACAAAAGATGAATTATATAATTTGATTTTTACTACCACGGAAACCCTATATACTAACACATTTGAAGAATTAGAAAAAATCGAACCACCTGATCCTCGCTCTAATTCAGATTTTCAATTGAACATTTTTAAATATATCAGCAAATTAAATAAAAATATTATTTTAATTAACTCAATAATACTATACGAAGTATTATCCAAGACATTAAATATTACTGATGTCGTTGATTGAGCAGTTGCATTAATTCACTTATCATTTTTTTACTCTCTATCTTAATCATTTCTGTATCTATTTTTTCATCTTTCGCTTTTTCGATAGTAGAAATACGATTTTCTAATTCTTTTAATTTTTCTTCAAAATTCATAGTATCATCTCCATTCTTTAATTATAAAACATAGAAAAAGACATCCACAATTAAGTAGATGTCTTTTCCGAAAAGTGTGGCTGGATTTACGTTTTATTACTACCCTTCCACATTAATAGTATATGAACAAAGTTTTAAAAAATACTAGCAGAACACCAATAAAGATGTTCTGCTATTTGTGTGGCTGGATTTATGCGCATGCTACCCTTCCACAATTGTACATTTGTAAATATCAACTGGATTTATGTCTCACGACTACCCTTTTGATACCATTATAATATCATACTGTTTTTTTAATGTCAATACTTTTACATCATTAATTTTAACAGTAATTATAATTTTATTTGTGATTTCGTTATATCTCACTACTAAATTGTGATAATCGAAATAATTTCTAAATACACCTTGAATATCATCAAACGTTATAAATTTAGCTAAATTAATGTCACATGTTGCGATTAGATCACTTTTGGTAAAATTCATATGAAATATACTAAAATTATCAAATTGAAATTGATTAAAAAATCGATCACATATTTTTATAAAGTTATTATAATGTTCATAATATTTTCTATATCCATTTTGAGACTTTTCCATAGATAATGTAAAATATTCTAACATTTTCTTATACACTGAATTAAGTTCGTCAGGATTAGGATATAATATTTTATACTTAGAAAACCACCTATGTGGAATACATGAATCATGCCTAACTTGCATTTTATCCATTCTTGCAATTGAATTGGTAGATTTAATACGACAACAATAAAATTTTCGTAAATTCTCCCATCGCTCACTTGTATATGTTGTTAGAGGAATAATATAATATATTTCTCTTTCTACCAAATTTTGTATTATTAAACATGGATGATTGCCAAAAAATTCTGAATCATGTAAACCATGTAAATCTACTTCATATATACCGCCATTTATAATATTTTGCATAAAATAACTCTCCAGTACATAATAATTTCAACTTTTCTATTATATACCAGATTGTAACAAAATTAAAGATATTTTTTAATATAACCTGTTTTATCTAAATTATACTTAATTATAACATCTTCATATAAATAATCCCTCAATTAAGAAGGATTATTTTTATATTATTTTATAATTTCCATCTTCCAATTGCAACATAGCTATATTCAATAGGGGATACACTCGTATAACCATTAGACATTACATAAAATTTTTGTGGAGTTGTGGTGGTCGCTCTTGTATTTGAACTTGTAATCCAAGGATGACAAGTTGAGCCAATATAGGTTATTTCAATAGAGCAATGTGGAGCAGCAATAAATCCAACTAGAAAATTAGGTAATGTAACTTCACTTGATATATAAAAATCACCATTTGTTATAGTTGTCAAAACAATACTCGTTGAATAATAACCTCGATATATCATTGTACCATCAGAATATTGAATATATGAACTATTGTCATTACTACCAGCACCAGCAATTGCAGGAACAAGACCGCCAGCAGAATAAATTTTTCCTGCTGCATCTATGCTACCTTGTGTCCAGACTTTGCCTATACCAACTCCAACAGTATCACCACTTCTATACATATCCATTACAGGTATACCACTATTAATGATACATGGATAAGACCAACTTGATCCTAACGAATCAGTCAATAAAATTTCAACATTATATGAATTTGCTGCTGTAAAACCTTCAGATGCTATTGCTTTATCCCCATTAATATAATTATTAAAACTTATTGCATCTCCGCTTGTTGTTAAAGCAACTGTTATATAACTACTCCATGTCGACGTACCTGTTATCGCATATCTATATTCACATTTTACTACGTTTTTATTAACATTAGTTCCAAAATAAGTACTCCAATATTGAGCAGATAATGTCAGTTTAGTTAAAGCACCAACACCACTATCTCTTGCTGTTGATGCTGTAATAACATATGGAGTATAATATGCTTTCATATTCATAGTTTTGGATAATGTAGTTACAAAACCACGGCTATCAACAGCACTTACATATATAACATCACTATCAATAGCACCTATTGTGCAATAAACAGTAGACGTTGATGAATACAGAACATAATTTGTTTTACCGCCACACATTACATTATATTTCACAATTGATGCTCCAGTAGTAGATGTTGCTTTGTTTGCAACTAGTATCATAACCTGAGCATTACTTTTACCTTTTATCATAATTGTATTATTCGCTGTTAATGCAACAGTAGTGGCATTTGCATCTGCTATAACACCAGCGTTGGACAAGAAATCAGTAAATACTGGACTTGCTCTTGATGGCAACACATAAGCTACACCCGTTGTAGTAGTTGAACCAATCAAAGTACCACCATTATATGTAATACATTCTATTGATACGTCAGATGATGTAGAAGGAGTAAGATTATAAAGTGTTGCAATTGTTGTGCCTTGTAAATAAAAAGTCGTTGAATTTCCAATACCAGTTAAGGTACTAACTAAACTACCTGCTACATTTAATTTTAATGTATGGGTATATGAAGGTGATGCACTTCTAATACTAACAGGTAAATTATCTCCAATATTAAAATTGGGACTAGATGTTATTGCACTTGCTTCAATGGGAATTGTTATATTGAAACTAGCTAAAGCAAGATCATCACTAGCCGTAAACAAAACATTAGCAAGAATAGTAGTTTGCGTTAATTGCGGAACTGTAATTTCATAAGGATAAAAAGAAGCTGGTATCTCTATTGAAAAAGCTACCCATCCACTAGGAGAAGCCTCATTAAGTAGTATTTTTTCTTGTCCCACATTATTAATTGAAGGTTTTGCGTACATATCATAACCATAACTACTTACTGCGCTTACATTTACCCTTAGACTAAGTTGAACTGTAGTTCCCGTCCTTCCCCATATAGAATAATCAACTGTGAAATGCACAGTGCCATACTTACTTAATGTACATGAACCGCCTGTTGTGTATGCCATTATAAAATATCCTCTCTACTCAAAATATGGACAAATATACCCATATCGAGATTGTTCCTTATTCGTCGTGCCTGTCCTCGTAAGAATAAATTCAGACTACTAACATTTGATACAGCACTCCAAAGGCGTAAATTCCCGACTAGCCATCGGTACATATCTACATTAGCTTGATTATGCTACATTGTAGATTTTAGCATCCCTTAAATTAAGACAAGCATTATAGTCTCTATCCTCTTTATATCCACAGTCACAAATGTATTGTCTATCAGTTGAACCTCCCCATGCCTAAAGGCAGGGGTTTTACGACGTTGTCTGATAATCTGGATTGTTGGGAACAAATTCATTATTTAACCATTTTGAAAAATCATTAGCAGATATAAATTTCTTTTCTTTTTCATAAATATCTTTGTTGTGAGCAATATAAAAGTTGTAAATAAATCTACATACACCAATGGTCTATTTGATTTTAATGGTCTGTTCTGATGTTGGATTAATTTCGGTCTTGTATGCTCTTAGCAATTTCTTCATCCTCCTCGATTTTTTTCTTATACTTTCTAAGTCCATAGATGCGACAACTAAATACATGAATAATATTGATTAAATCTTGAACCATTTCTTCTTGTGGCGACAAGGTTTCATTGTTGACAACTATAATTTCAACACCATTTGCTTTAAGAAATCGTTCAAACCACTCATAACCAAATCTTATAAATCTATCCCTGTGTGCAATAATTACGATCTTAATTAAACCGAGCATACAATCCTCTAATAACTTATTCCATTTTTTACGATTATAATTTAATCCACTGCCAATATCCTCAAATATTTCATCAACAATAATTCCTTTTGCATTTGCAAACTCCTTAAGAAATTTTACTTGATTTTTTAAATCGTCTTTTTGATTATTAGTAGAAACTCTTGAATATATGATGGTTTTTCTAATATCTTTATCTTGGATTATTTTCCCCATATACTCAACATACTGATGGTGCGTGTAGTACCTTCTATTAGAAGGGTTTCTAAAGGCAGTTAATTTGCCATCATTATCCCATCTTTGCAGCGTCTTTACTGACACTCCTATCATTTCGGCAAAATCTTGTGGTTTATATATATTCATTGTTAAATCACCTCTGTATATATATTACCACATATGTCTATACATGTCAACGTTTTTATTTACTGTTTACCTCTCCTTAATTGTAAATTGTAATAAACGCATGTCCATTACCTTGTGGTAAAATTGAAAATGCTTTTGTAGCCGTTGAGTCTGTCCCAACAGTTAATGATTTTCGGATATGTGTTTTGCCAAATTCTGAGCCTAATTCATTGAAGTATGCAAGCTTTTCATTACTTATAGTGTTTAAAACAGAAAATTCACTATTAGTAATATTTGTTTCAATTATGTCACCAGATTTACCTACATGCAATCCATGACTGTCAAATGTCATAGATTCTGTTTGTATTTCTGTGGGTGCTTGCGCCCATGTAGATATAGATACACCTTCAGCAATAATAATATCAGAAATCAATAACACAACACCAACAGGAACGTCTAATAGAAACTTCTGTGAATCACTTGTAGATTTATAAGTTCCTTTTACTTCTGTCCATGTTGTGGCAGTTAAATTTATCGCATCTCCTGTTGCTGATGTCTCAGCAGCATTAACTATTTGACACGTTGCATTTGTGCTACCGCCAGTAACCACCCTATACTTAAAATAATAAGCATAATTATTATTAATAATTGTGTTAAATGTTTGAGATAATTTTGAAGCACCAGTTAAATAAAAGGCTCTTTGTGATGATGTGTTATTTTGAATATCTGTTTTAGTTCCTTCGTCAATTATATCAACACTTACTGTTCCAGTCCCTGATATAGTCCAATCGTTTAAATTAACAGCCGCAGTGCCATATAATTTATTAGTGCCATTACTTTTTTCAATCGTTGCTGTTATCTCTGTATTTAATACTTTTATTGCTCCTGCTATTTTTTCACCTGTGGCTTCAGTTGTAGAATAACTTGATAAATAAATGTCGTCCTTATCTACTGAAAATGTATTCTTTGCATTTGTCACTAATAACGTATCACTTATTATTTGTTCCCCAACAAGAAAATCTGCAATAATACCTGTTCCCTCTACTGCTTTACTTGGATTATTTCGATCCTTTGGATCAGGTACTAATGTAGTACCCAAGACAAGATTAGATGTTTCAAAATTATTATTTGTAAAAGCAATTGTTCCATTCGTTATAACAACTTCTTTGGGATCTAAAATTTCATCCACTATTTTTCTGGTATGAATGCCGCTATCAGTAATTGTTGTACTTTGTCCATCAGCAGAAACAACTTTATTTTTTGTTAAATTCAACGCAGAATTTATATAGTCTTCTGTTTTACTATTTAACCCACTTTTCTCTCCATAATTCCAACGACTTTTCAAATTTTCAACTGTAGCGGCACTCGAAGAAACATTGTTGTATAAATCAGATATTAATGCACTTTGATTGGATAATCTATAACGATTTCCAAACGTAAATGTTACAGTTCCATCAGTAAAATTAATCGGCATACTAAGCAATATTAGCGTTGCAATATCATCTTCTGCAAGTTGTATATCAATCAGGCAACCAGTTTTAAGTTGATTAGTAAAATTAGAAAATTCTTTTAAAAATATGAAACTCTCAGTATCGGTTGTGTATTCAAGTTTTGGCTCTGAAATTTTAGCAAGCAAAGTTTTCGATTCATTATAGAGTTCCATTTGTCTTGCTAAAATTACATCTTGTGTCATGGATTGGGTTGTTGTGATATTTTCATTTGAATAATTGCTACATTTAATATGACTTGTTAATTCAATATATAATTCAGATGAAAAATTAGCAAGGTTAGTTAAGCTTAATTCATCATTAATAGTTAAAGTTTGTTGTTCATAAGTCGCTATAGCTCCTTCAGCGGCAGTTATTGCACTTTGAAGTACGTTATATGTAGATGATAATTCATCTGCTATCGAAGCATTAATAACATCTAAACCTTTTCCTTCTGAGATAATAATACTCTTTGCTTTATCATATTGATCAAGTCGTATTTGTGATGCACTCAAATCAGCTTCTTTGCTTACTTTATTTGCATGTGCGGCAATAAGATCTAAAAGTATATCTGAATATGTTGTTTCTTTAGTACTAACTTTATATTCCCATGCGTTCAAAGCATTAATTAATTCTTGTGACATCCATTCAGTCGTTTTATAATAATGAAAATTATATAAAATTCCTGTACCCACAGGATTGGCATATCTAACATTAAGATCATTGCTACCCGTTGGTTTAATTGCAGTGCACATATCAGTTATATTTTCAGTTTCTTTTATCTTATTAACAATCTCATCATTTGTTAATAAGATATTGGTTGCGGTGACAAAATTATTTTTATCATAAACAGTTATATTTCTATTTTGAGCATCAAATTCAAATAAGCATCCATATGCATCTTCAACATTTGTCATAAGAAAGGTATATACAAAACCAGTTATATCCTCAAATTTACGACTTATAGAAGAAATAGATGCAGGTAGGGGAGATAATGTCCATCTTGGAAGATAAACCATAATAATATCCATTAAATCGGCTAAAGTATATGTGCCATCTTCAAGAGTTGATATATCTACACCGCTTAATTCAAGCTCACAAGATTCAGCAGTTATAGTTTTGTAAGCTTCTTTAGTGCCTTTATTTTCTTCCTCAACTGTGGCAATAATAAAATAACCAAAATTTTCAACTAAAAATTGTTTGCGGTTTTTTATTAAATCATAACATTGGCACTGCATATCATCCATATATTTATATACAGTGCAAGATAATTCGGATACAGCGTTGAAAGTTGGAGTAATTTCTAAATCTTTTATATTATCTACTGTGCCAACTTGACTATCATTTGGTCTGCAAAGTGTAATATTAGGAACTTCATATCTGTTAAAAGAATCAAAATTAATTATCATAATTTACACCACTCTTGCATTTGTATAAATTATTTTTAATTCTGAAACATCACCAGTAACAGTAAATCTATTTTCTCCAACTAAAAACCTTATCCACTTCTTATTAAATTTACTGTAATGGTCTAAACCTAAATTAGACGTTATTACTGATGGGCAAACGCTCATGGTTATTGTTTCTGATGCAGATAAATTAGTGACAGATGTTAAGCGATTGTTATCAGTTACTTGTTGAATTGTTACTGTTTTATCAGTTGGAATTGCTATATTTACCGCTGTTGAACCAGTAGTAAATTGTAAAGTGGGGTACATATAATCATTACAATCCGAGGTGTTATTAAATACAAGATATGAATTTGTTGGAATGGTTGAATATGTAATTGTTTTTTCATCTTCCCAAGCCCACGGTGCATTACATTTAATTGTTACTTTAAAACCATACGTTCCATAACCTTGATCTCCCATACATCCTTCAATTCGTTCAACTGATGTAAAAATACAATTGAAATATACATTTTTATATTTATAATCTGGATCATTTACATATAATTTTTTATATTCAAGCTGATTCAATAACCAAGCATTAATTTCATGTAATTTATCATCTGTAATCAATGTTTTTGTGACTATTTCAGCATCAAATTCAAGTGGTTTGTTATAGTCAGTATCTTGTATATAATTTTTACCACTTCGTTTTGCTTTTATAGTTGTTAATTCAATATCGCCACCTAAATTCATATTTGATTTTGTATCAACATTTGCAAAAAACAATTCATATGGCTCTGATGATTTTCCGTTATATACAAATGATTTACCATCTAAAAACATTTTTCAACCTCTCTTTCGCATAAAATAAAGAGTCCCTCACATAACAAATAAATCATCATGTAAGGGACTATAAAATCTTATTATTCTATTGTGTTATATTGTCTTAGCGTTTAAATTGTAACCTGTTCTGCGTATATCGTTATTTAAAAGTGCTTTGAAATCATTAAATAGTTCTTTCTTAATTTTACGATATTCGCCTAATGTTTGTTCCGTAGCATTTCCTTGAACAATAAAATCTCCTTCAGTATAATTAATATTACCCATACCATTTGATATATTAGATGTGAATGATTTATCGCCAGTGAGATTTTTAACGATATTAGATTGTTGTGCTGATGTAACAGCAGTTTCACCATTTTGCAATAAAGCAAGTTGTTCATCTGAATTTACAGCCGAGCCACTTAATGCTTGAAATAATTTCAAAAATTCTTCATTGCCTGAACCACCAACAAATCCTGCATCCAATCCAATATGATACTTAGGTACATTAATTTTTTGACCAGTATAAATCCTATTATAATCAGAAATATTAGGATTTAACTTTTTCAATTTTGCAAGTGTGGTATCATATTTCTTTGCAATACCAGACATAGTATCGCCTTTAACAATTGTATATTTAGTTGTACCAGTTGATGCTGTTGTTCCAGTTGTTGAAGTGGGAGTAGCTGTAACAGTAGGAGTTGAAGTAACAGTAGAAGTTTTAAATAAAGGACTAGTATTACCTGTGGCACTTGCAATTCCAGCTTGAATATTTGCCAAATCACTATATTTAGATAATGCTTCATAAGCATCATTCCAAGCCGTTGTTATAGTTGAAGTGATGCCGTCACCATATGTTGTATTCCATGCAACTAACTCACCATAAAGATCTACACTTTGATTTCTAATTAATGTCATAGCATCATTCTTTAATTGCTCTGGATTTTCAAGATAATCATCAATCTTTTTTAAATCGGCATTAATTTTGGTTTCTTCTGCTTCATAATCAGCATCAATTTCATCTTCAAGTTGTTGATATGTATGATCAGATACAGTATCCTTTAAATCCTTTTTAGCGTCAACTAATTCTTCATTAAGTTCGTCTCTTTCTTTTCCTGCACTATCATCTGATCTCATAGCAATTAATTTTGCTTCAATATCCGAAACTGCCTTTTTCTTTTCAGCAAGAGTTTCAGTATAATCTTCTTCATCTTTAATTTGGTTAAGGGCATCTTTACGGGCATCTCTGATCTTTTCAAAGCCATCAAGTTCTTTGTCAAGTGCTTCCTTTTTATCTTCTTGCTCTTGCTTAATTTTCTCAATAACCTTATCTTGTAAGTCAAGAATTTTAGTTTGAGCATCTTCTTTGTCAGCTAATGCATCTTCTGTTTGTTGTTTTTCCCAATCATATATTTCTTCTTCATATCCACGCCATTGATCGAGATATGTTTTTTTATCTTTAAGTTTTTTTTTATAATTGTTTTTTAACCAATTATAATATTCTTCTTCTGTCTGTTCTCCAACGGCAAGCTTATGTTTTTGAGTTGCAAGAAGAGTTTCCCATTTTTCAAGGGCTTTATCTGTGCCTGAATCTGTTGAATCAGTTATTCCATTATAACCGCTTGTTGGATTATATTTATCAACTATACCATCAATTGCATTAATCTGGTCAGAATAAGATTTATATACTCTATCTTGTTCTGCAATCCATGCTTTAGCTTCATCAAGTTGCCAACCTTCGCTTCTGGAAGTTGTAATCCATTTTTTTACTTCTGTGTATGACTTTCCGCTAAAAACTGATTGTTTTGGATTAGCAGATGTTAGTATCGCAAGAGATTTTGTTGCTGCTGCCGCTACTGCAAGTTTTTTCTGTTCTGAAGTTTTAAAATTATCTAAATCAACTCCATATTGACTAGCAAGTTCTGTCACATTACTGTCATTAATTTTAGCTAATTCCGTTGCGACTCCAGATGCTATTGATGTTTTCAATTCTTCAATTGTGGTGAACTTGCTTAATTCCCAACCATATAGACTTGCTAATTCTTTGAACTTTGAATCATCAACTATTTTGTCTGAAAATTCCGAATTTGCTTCAAGTTTCTTTCGCATGTTGTCAATGTAAGAATTAGTTTCATCTGTAGACTTAGTTTTGAGTAGAGCCATAATATCAGCTTGTGACTTCATTCCGATCATGTACAAAGCAAGAGGTTCTTCTAAATCTGCATACTTTTCAACTAGAGAAGCAATTGTTTTTGCCGATAGGTTACCACTATCAGACATCTCATCCTGTGCTGATTTTAATAAATCTAATTTTTCTACTAGTTTGGATAATGTTGTTGAAAAACCACTAAATGGATCTGTTTTTGCTGCTGAACTAGCTATTTTTATAACTGAATTAATCCAAATTGCAAGTTCTTCAGCCGTTGCATTTGTATGTGAAGCCAACCATGTTTTAATTTGACTATCAAAATTACCCGAAATAATCAAAGCTAAATCATTAATATTTAATTTACCAACAATACCCGTTGCCGTAGCTTGATCGAGACCATCTTGTATTAATCTTTGTATTGATTTGTCAATATCATTTGATGTAGTTCCGTCCTCTTTAATTCCAAAAACAAGTTTAATATATTTTTGAGTTTCTGGATCTAAATTACCAATTAATGCAAGAAGTGAATTAACTTTTTCTTGATATGCATCAACTGTAATATCTCCACTATTAAATTGTGTTTGAGCATCAAAGGCAAGTGTAAAATTATCCGATAAATTTGCGTCTTTTAATGGTTTAATGAATTTATTAACAATCTCGGTTTCCATATCTGCTGCATTTTTAAATCCACTTATAAATTCAGAACCAAGTTGAGATATAACATTATCTACCATGTTTTTTTGGCTATCAGTTAATCCATTATACTCCATACTTTGATTAAGAAATGCTGATATAATAGGTTTGACTTGTGACGTTGATACATCTATTGCATTGTTTGTGGCGGTGGTTATAGTTTGAATGTAAGAGTTGATTTTACTAATTGTATCAGCCGTTAATGAACTTAAATCGAGATCGCTTTTAAACCAACTTGTAATATCAATACCCTGTTGTTCTTCTAAGTCTACAACGAATTTTCGGGCATCACGATAACTAAATCCATACATTTTTTCAAAAGCTTCTTGCCCGCCTTCGGCATCTGATCCTTGAGATCCTGATTCAGTTTGTGCCTTATTATACGCATCAGAAAAAGCTTTTAAGTCATCGGTACTAGGAATAATCGACTGTAATTTAGTCCCTATTTGGGCAAAACTTTTATCATCCGCTAAATCTTTGACGTCACTTTTGAAAGCTTTAAATACATCATTTTGATTAACTAAAAGAGTAGCATCAGCAGTATCTTGTAGTTTTTTATACGCCTTAGTTAAAGCTTCAACATTACCTTTATTGAAAAGTATTGCATTTCCTTCATTTGTATAACCTTGAACCATTGATGGGAACATTTTAGCAATTTGACTAACAATCCCATTGTACTTTGTATATTCTTCTGCAGTTAGAGAAACATTATTACCAAGTGAATCTACACCTTTAGCTAAAGTAACATAATCAGAAGATATATCAGATATTGTCTTCTTGTTAGTTATTAATGTATCTTGTGCTGTCTTATATGTAGATATTAAGCTTTCAGCAGAAGTTTTAAGGTTTTCTTCAGCATTAATCCAATCAGAGATTGCAGTAACTGCCAATTGTATTACTACTGATAATCCCATTGTGATAGCCGCATTCATTGCTGTTGTGGCTATTGTCAGACCGACTGTTTTAAGTTTAGCTCCCACAAGGCTTGCGGCATACCCACCTACAGAGGCAGTTCCGCCTTTTAAACTTGTTAAATATTTATTAAAATTTTCATTTCCAGCCGAAATTGTGCTTATTTGATCTGCACTAATTTTCGTGCTTTTTATCACTTGTTCATTATATAGAGACATTCCCGTAGTAAAATCTTTTATTTGCGAACCGAAAACCCCTAATTTTCCAGATATGTTTGTGAATATACCCACGTTCTTAAATGCCAATGCTGATGAAACTGCGATTGCTAGAGTTGGTATTAAACCTAAAGTATCTATTATTTGAGTTAAAAATCCTAAGATTCCCGAACCTGCGTCAATTACTCCTTTGACTAATTTACTATTAATTACTTTCGTGGATAGTGATTGAAATGCAGCTTCAAATTGTGCTGTTTTACCTTTTATACTTTCTAAAACTGTTGCATTTTCTGCAAGTGCAGATCCTGTTGAATCAAGAGAAGTAGCCAAAACATCTTCTGCTGTAGACATATTTTCAATAATACTTGATCCGACATTTGCTTGTCTTATTCCAAACATAGCATTAAGAGCAGATGCTTGTTCCATGTCAGATAAATCGTCCCAAACTTTTGACATCTCAAGCATAATTTTATATGTTGATTTAAATGTATCATCATCGAGTTGTATGTCTACTTTTTTATCTGTTAATCCTAGTAATAAATCTCTTAATTTTGCTGTTGTTTCAGTTGCACCATCTGTTTCTTCACCCAATGCTTCAAGTTCTGTTTTTGTTGAACGAAGTCTCATAGAAGCTGTTTTGAGGGCAGTTCCCACAATATCAGCATCCTGAACCACTAAATTTCCAGCAGTTATTAATGCTATTGATTCATCTATTGAGTTATTCGCCGAAGATAAAGCTGAAGCTGATTTCATTAAAGCAACACCAATATCTCCAGATGTAATTGCAAAATTATTACCAATGGCATTGAATTTATCTACAATCGACATTGAATTCGTAGCCTCAACACCAAATGCTTTCATAGTTGATATAATACTTTTGGACGCATCATTTATGTTTTCAATTCCATCACCAACATTTTTGTATACAATTGCTGTATCTGCTAGGGTAGCTGCATCTTCAAGATCATAACCAAGTCTAGAAAAATCTGCACTTGCTTGTATTACATCTGCCATTGTTGCACCAAGTTTTTTTGCTCTTGTGGCAGCTTCTTTCAAAAAGGCATTATAAGTGGCATCAGTTTCATCCGTTACCTTTTTTAAATTAGTCATAGCAACATCAATTTCTTTTACAGCCGCAAACATCTTTTGTAAACCCTGTTTTAATAATGCAACACCAGCCATAGCTATAGCTGTGTTAAAATGTGTACCAAAAAGTTTCTTAATCTTTTGTCCCCATGTTTCGGTCATGAGGTTAGCTGATGTTGCTCCACTACGAAAAGTAGCTACAGATTGTGTTAGTTTATTTATGTCACCTACGCCACTATCAGAGGCTGATTTTAATGCTGCTGTTATTCCATCTGCTTCTTCTTTAAATTTTCCATTTTTTAATATATTGACATTATTTTTTAATAAATTTTGAAACTCTGTACTTAAATTAGCTACATTTGTTTTGAATTGTTTGGAGATACCTTCTTTAGACATAATACTCATTTGATTATTAAGTTTACTATATTCAGTAGTTAACTCAGCTATTGAGGTTTTATATTCGTCTCCCGATCTGTCTCCAGTTGTAAACAGAGTATTGACTTTCGTTTGTAAGTCTGTAACGGTTTTTAATTGCTTTGCAAATTCAGTATTAACTGTCATTGTTCCAGCACGAATTTGTGTTGTTGCAATTCTAGTATTTAAATCATTATATAATCTAATCTGCTTTTGAATCTCAACATTTTCTTTTGTAATATTATTAGCACCCGAACTACTACTTGCCCCACTACCAGATGTCTTTTTATTTAAAGAACTAGTATCCAAACTTAATTCTTTCATGATACTATTTAATTGTTTTTGGAAGACAGCTTTTGTTCTAGCTACATCTATTTGCACACCAATTTTAGGGAGTTTACTATCTGATATTCTAGCCATCATCTCATTCAATTGTGTAGTAAATTTACTACTACTTGCACTAGAACTATCAGGTATTATTTGTATTTTTGCTGATAACGCTTCTGTTCCCATATTTTTAACCACTCCTTTCATAGAAGGATTTTTACAATAAAAAAGAGAGGCAATTAAGCCTCTCTGTCAATTAATTATTTAATTTTAACTTTGTATAACTTCCCAAGTCATCATTTCATCATAAATAATTGTTACATAACTATTACCATTTAATGAATGATAAATATTATATGATTTAACTAAATTTTCACGTTCATATGTTCTCAATTGCTTAATGGTTATATATTTATAATAAGTATCAGTAATTTCACTACGCAAAACACATAGTAGTGCTTCACTTTGTAATGCCATAACTTCTTTTTTATTAATGTCTTGCTCAATGTGTTTTTTTAGCATTTCATTCATTTCAAATATAATTTTGTCATTTTCATTTACTTTTGAAGTTTTCTTAATGCATTTAATAAAAGTATTTCTAGTCGGTTTTACAATTAACATTATCAATGTAATTATTGTTATGATTGAACCAGCTATACCTCCAATATTAATAATTGTTCCTGTCATGTTCGCACCGTCCGTTATTAATTATTTTATTTCACAATAACCCGTCCTTTTAATAATTTTAGAACATTATATTTTAAGTTTTGATCTTGACGCTTTACCGACAATACCATCAACATCAAGCTTCTCAGCTTTTTGAAATTTCTTAACTGCAATAAGAGTTGTATTGCCAAAATCTCCGTCAATGCCATATTTGCCGATGTCATAACCTAATCTATCAAGATGCCATTGAACCCATTTAACATTATTGCCTTTAGAACCTTTTGTTATATTAATTGTTGGTTCAGTATAAGGATTCAATTTAACTTCAGGAATAGGATCAATTTTAATTACTTTCTTTCCAAGTTTACCCCAAGCAATTAGAGCGTTGACAATTCCTTGTGCTGTATTTTTTGCATATGTGTCTGTGATTATCATTGGAGTATCTATAGCGTTATCCATGAAACCATTCTCCAAATAAGCACATGGCATATTTGAATATTTGCACATATAAAATTCATTTTCAGGCATTGGATTTGACCGATTACCACGATTGCTATTTGCCGTAATAACCGAATTATATATATTCTTTTGCAATTCCTCTGTTTTAACATCTGATTTTTTATAACGGTAAACAACAACACCTTTTCCACCACCACCGTTGTGATGAACACAAATAAGAACGTCAGCTTTTCCAGAATTAGCTTTTTTACACCGATTTTTCATTGTGACATCTTCTATCCCTGTCGGATCATCACAACGTATAACTGTACAATCATATTCATCGAGAAGTTCTGTTGTATATCTAACAACCCTATCATTAAGCCACCATTCTCTTGTTTGAGATGGATCAAACCTTTTATCACAACGTTTTCCACTTGTATTTATTCCATGTCCTGCATCGAGAGCTATAATCATTATTAAATATCTCCTTTAATTTTATAATGTTTTGTATTATTTATTGCGTTTTACAGCAGCTTCAATTTGAGTTGTTATCCAATCTTCGGCACTAGGAAGAGCTGAATTTAATGTTTCCATTACTGCATCACCAAGTAATGAAAGTACTTTTTCTTTGGCTTGTGTAGCTGCTTGTGCCATTGTTTCTTTATTCCAGCCGTCAGTACCTTTAATGCCATCCACAAAAATTTGTGAAACTTCAAGAACTGATGCTTCAATGGTATCTTCAGCTATTGAAAGTGCCGATTCTAAATAACTATTATCATTTTTTTGTTTAAACCAAGCAATTGCTTCTTTTGTTACTAATATAATTGACGGTGCTATAACAGCACCTAAAAAGGTTATAATGATTTCTGTCCAATCCATAATTTTCAATCTCCTCTAATTTTAATTTATAGTTTTGTTTATAATTTTTGAAATTTTAATCGCTTTTTTTGATTAGATACTTAGCAATATCATAAAATAATAATTTGATATGATGTTTATGTATTCATAATTTTTACTGTAGCCGTTATTTCTGCGTTTGCTGATATATTGCAATATTTCGGTGTTGTTGCTAATGGTTGTGCTGTGATGGGCTCAGTTATTTCTGTTTCACGGGAAATCAACACAGTAAATGGCGTTCCTTTGGCGTATTCTGCTGCAAACCAAGCTTTTATACCTGCTACTGTATTTGTAGTTAAAGCATAGCCTAAATTTATATAGAGCACTTGAGGGGAAACACCTGTTTTATATCCTACATTTACAGTACCAGTAGAAGTACAATTTGGATTATATTGTAAATGTGAAACTAAGCATTTTGTAGAACTTGTAATAGTAACCCCAATATTTGCAGCAAGAATATAGTATAAATACTCAGTGGTGACAGTACCATTTTTACTTATTGCTTCTGTTCCTGTTAATATAATTGGATTATAAGTCTGTCTATGAATTAGCCCTGTATCATTATCAATCCAATCTCTATATGCCCATGTTGCAACTGATCCATCTGTATTGTATGTGGCAGGTATACCTCTCAACACTTTGTCATATGTAACGGTCGAAAATGTATAATAAGGAATATAAGGTAATGTTGCATAACTACCTTTCGCAACAACCGCATTTGAAATACTAACATTAAGACTTCCAACAGAATTCATTCTTGCAAGTCTAAGCTGTAAATAGGGTGTACCGACTGTAAATGATGAAGGGGCATAAAATGTACGTATATATCGCCCTGTTGTTTGTGTTGGATAGTCAACCCTGCATATATCCTTGGTATAACTTAATATACCATATCCAATACCACAAGATACAACATCAGTTGCAGAATTAATTACATAGTCAAAAGCTATTGTATAAGCAGTGCTTGGTTGTAATAAAACTTTTGGATTTTGTGGAAAATAGTCTACATAATATGTATTTGAAATTGTCACAGTTTGATTAGCAATATTAGTTAAATTTTCACTTTGTGCTGTAATTGTGATATCTTCAGTGTCACCTGTTGAGACGATATCAGAGTGATATTTTGGTGATGGAGAATTAGGAATAAATGGAACATAACTTGTGGCTGTTGAACCTAATTCAAATTGAAAATTATTGTAGGTGTTATATTGTCCTGATGTTATTGCAGTTGTAACAGTTATCCTGAAATATACCCTTATATATGTAATAGTAAATCCTACTGTTGTTGTTGCTGCATATTGCCCTATTTCAGCGTAAGCTATTTCCCCATCTAACACACGTAAATAACCTATATTATCATAATTGCTTTCAGTGTCTTTCCTTGTGGTAGTATATTTCCAATAATAAGTTCCTGCAGGGAAATGTTGATTAAACGGTACATCACAATAAATTGTTGAAGCGGTTGAACCGACCATTGGTGTAATAGTAATAGTTCCGCTTGAGATTACTACAGTACAAGTAGCGTTTGTGTATGTACCATTTGCCAAACTTAAATCAAATAAATTCTTATTTTGTGTAGTTTTAGTTTGATTGCTCTCACCATTAATAATTAAAGGCGATACAACATCTTTATAGGTGTTCTCAAAGGACAGATTTTTTCCTGTCTGAATTTCAGGTGTCCATCCAGCTAGTGAATTATTTGTTGGAGCACCATAACCGCCTTTATAAACTTTTACTTTATTTTTTCCTCTATACAGCATTATTTATAACCCCATACCATTGATCAGAAATCAATTTATTTGCAGCATAAGCGGCATCATATTCAGCTTGTGTCATTAAAATTATATAATTGGGTATAAAAACACCATTAATTTTTCCTTCAAGCTTTTTTGGTGAATTTAATTGTCCTGTTGAAATCATGCTGTTGTCACCTCATTTAATAATTCAAACTGTGTTGGTGGTATAACTGTATACACAGCACTGGATGCTAATGTAACCTGCACATCATAAACATAAAGCCCAAGTGCTAACGAATTAGTATCTGAAGGATGAATTACAAATATATTTCCATCAGGAAAAGTAGTGACGGTTTTTTGCATAACATATACTGTATCTGTTATCATCTTTTTGAGTGAAAATACAAGAGTATCACCAGTTACACATTTATATGTTCCATAAGTTCCTGTTGATATTTCAACATCAAATTCTGCTGTATCTCCTTTTGTAAGTCCAATATAATTTTTTCTTATTATTAACAAATTCTTTCCTCCTTTCCATAAAATAAAAATCACCTCCAAATATCGTTTGTATTTGTAGGCTCTGTGAATAATACTTTTAAA